TTTTTCTACGGGAACTAGCAGCATCGGAGAATAATCCCAGTACTCATGGGCAACTTTGGGTACGAGATGATAACCCTAACATTTTGATGTTTACTGACGGTGATGATACTGACTGGATTGTGGATCTCACAGCAGCATAGGAGAAAATAATGGCTCGTAAGACCCCAAAAGAGAAAAAAGTTAGAAATGGCAAGATTGAGGTCGTTGGAGAGCCGGTAGTTTTTGATCGATTCTTTGCAGAGCGTGAACGAGACCAGCTTCAGACTCGTCTGGACCGAATTACGATCCAGAAGGCAGAATTTGAGGATGAAATCCTTAATGTGGCGGATGATATCGCCAGTTGGGACACGGTGATCGCACAACTTCCATGAGTAAACAGATTGAGGTATATTATGAGCCCCGGCCAGCGTTCCTTCCCTTCCACGCACGTCAGGAAAGATGGGCGTGTATCGTCTTTCACAGACGAGGAGGAAAAACGGTTGGTTGCATCAATGATATACACACACGAGCGTTGTATACTGGAAAGAAGAATGCGAGATACGCTTATATCGCGCCGTTCTACAGGCAGGCCAAGGACGTTGCGTGGATGTACCTCAAAGATGCGACGCAAGACAGCGCGGTCAAGGTAAAAGAAAGTGAACTTTCTGTTGAACTGTTTAATGGGGCGAAGATTACGCTATATGGTGCGGATAACCCCGACGCTCTCCGTGGCCTTTATCTGGATGGGGTCATATTGGATGAGTTTGGAGATTGCCGACCATCTCTATGGGGTGAGGTTGTCCTCCCCACTCTGGCAGACAGGAAAGGATGGGCAGTTTTTATTGGAACCCCTAAAGGAAAAAATCATTTCTGGCAGGTACGAGAAAGAGCTAAACGAGAAAAGAATTGGTTCTATCTTGAAGTCAAGGCTAGCGATCCTGGGTGTGTCCTCCCCGAAGAAGAGCTTGCTGAAATGCGAGCTCAAATGTCTGAAGCTCAATATGAGCAGGAGCTTGAGTGTTCCTTTGAGGCAGCGGTACTAGGGACATATTATGCTAAACAGATATCGCTTATGGAGGCTGGCCGCATTGATGGCAAGGCGGGAGAACCTCAGATTGGAATTTACAAGCACGATAGGGACTTTCCAGTTCAAGCTGCTCAGGACATCGGATATAGTGATTCAAATGCAATTTGGTTCTGGCAACATAGACCCGACGGTATTGCAGTTATTGACTATGAGGAACATCACGGAGAGGCGTTACCCTTCTACTTTGAGTTGTTAAGGAATAAACCTTATGATTACGAAACTATCTGGTTACCTCACGACGCTAAGGCAAAAAGCCTTCAAACTGGCCGAACAACTGTGGAGCAGTACGTATCTGAGTTGGATGACGACGGGAATCAAGAATTCCCCATCCGTATCGCTCCTCGTATTGACGTGCAGCACGGTATTGATGCTGTTCGGTTTATACTACCTCATTGCTACATAGATCAAGCTAATTGTGGCGACGGAATTGAGGCACTACGAGCATACAGGAGACGGTACGATGAAGTAACTAAAGCCTTCAGCCCCAAACCTCTGCATGATTGGAGTTCAAATGGGGCTGATGCCTTTAGATATTTTGCTCTGGTAGCTAAGGAGAAGATCGAAACCCGATCTATACGTCAAATTATCCAGAATCAGAATTACACTCCTCCAGGAATGACTTTGGAGGCACTATTCCAGGACCGGGCAATGAAAAAACCCCGATTTAATAGGCAACGAGTATGAGTGACGACCAACGAACACCTTTTGGGACTTCTATGTACCCAATTAAGACGGGTAGGGAGTTTAAGAATACTCCGACCGGCTGGTACAAGAGGTGGGACTCTGAAATGGTCGCTGCGAATAAGAGAATTCGCAAATGGCACAAGCAAGGCGACAAAATTCAGGCTAGATATGCCGATCGACGAGGTATGCAGGGGAGCCGAGGGTACTCTACAGACGAAGTTGGGGCTGGCGGGAATATGTTCAGAGTCAATTTATTCAATGCCAATATCAATACTCAGCGTTCAATGCTCTATGGTTCTACGCCAAAGGTAGATGTTAGTCGTCGGTTCGCAGATGCAGATGACGACGCGGCGCGGGTGGGTTCACTTATCCTCAATCGTTTACTGAACACTAGCATTGAGGCTAGTGGTGACGATTACAAATCGTGCCTTCAGTATAGCCTAGATGACCGTCTCCTCCCCGGCCTCGGCATAGCACGAGTTCGCTATGAAGTTGATATGGATAAGGTTGAGCATGAGGAGATTATTGGTGACAATAATTTGGTGAAGGCTGAGGCTTATACTGAGGAAATAATCAAGGCCGAATCCGCCCCGGTGGATTACGTCCATTGGGATGACTTCAGATGGGGCTGGGCACGAACGTGGTCTGAGGTTCCTTGGATTGCCTTCCGGTCATTCCTGACTAAAGATCAGGCCATCACACGGTTTGGTGCAGAATTCGCTAAACAGCTCAAATACACAAACAAGAGTATTGGTGAGTTAGTTGAGAAGCGGCTTACAGCCGAAGAAGCAGCCGATGCGTGGGATCGGGCTGAAGTATGGGAAATCTGGGACAAGAAGACTAGGTGTGTCTTCTGGTGGTCTAAAGGTTTTGAACGTATTCTGGACAAGAAGAAGGATCCTTTGAAATTATATGGCTTCTGGCCCACGCCAGAGCCTATGCTCGCTAACTGTGTCTCGAATCTGCTCTTGCCGCAGCCGGACTTTGCCATTGCCCAAGATCTCTACAATGAAATCGATGAACTGGAGACGCGGATTGGCATCATAACGACTGCGGTGAGGGTAGTTGGAGTATACGACGAGGCTAACGACGGCGTGAAGCGTATGTTGGAGGAGGGTTTTGAGAATGACCTGATCCCAATGAAGAATTGGGCGCAATTCGCTGAAAAGGGCGGTATGGACGGGCAGGTTGATTGGCTCCCCATTGCAGACATTGTTAATGCTCTTGAAAAACTGGTGTCCCAGCGATCAGATGCAATGGCCCTCCTGTATGAGGTCACAGGGATGGCCGATATCGTACGGGGAGCAGCCGGGCCATCTAGGGAATCGGCTGCGGCTGCTGAAGGTAAGAAGACCTTTGCTTCTATACGCATACAGGCGATGCAAGAAGACTTCGCACGGTTTGCTAGTGATCTTATGGCGCTGAAAGCTGAAATTATAATGAAGCATTTTGAGCCTAAGACCATTATACAAGACTCTAACATTATGCGAACGCCTGATGGTAAGGATAAAGAGCTACTTAATTCAGCTATGGAGCTTTTGAAGGAGCCAGAAGAGGCTGCATGGCGCATTGAGGTTCGACCAGAGTCAGTGGCTATGGTGGACTATGATAAAATGAGGCAGGAACGTGGGGAATTCATTACTTCAGTTTCTACATTCATGCAATCGGCTGCGCCATTGGTGGAATTAGACCCCAATGCTACCCCGACACTTATCGAACTCCTGAAATGGGCTGTATCTGGGTTCAAAGGTAGCAGGGAAATTGAGGGTACGCTTGACAGGGCTATTGATTCAATGCAGAAAGCAGCCCAAGAGCAGCAGGGGCAAGATGAAGGGCCAAGTGAAGCTGAACTGGAGATGCAGAGGTCTCAGCAGGAGCACCAGCAGGATATGGAGCTTCAGGCTACTAAGCATCAGCAGGCTATGCAAGAACTACAGGCCAAGCATCAGACTGACATGAAAGAATTACAAGCAGAATTCCAGGCAGAGATGAAGAAAATACAGGCTCAAATGATGGCAGCGATACAAGAGGAAATAGCTCAGTCGCAGGCAGCGATGACTCAGGATGACCTGGAAACTAAGAATAAGATGAAGGTAGACGATAACAAGCCGAGGCCTGGAGGCGACAACGGTGCGTAGAACATGGCGGTGGATCAAAGGGATTAGTGTAGAGGTTACTCCCTCTAATAATATTCCCCGAGACGATATGCGGTTTGAGTCTCCCTTCGTTAGCCCCGTTGATGGTAGCTTAATTCGTAACAAGCAGGATTTGCACGACCATAACCGTCGGAATAATGTTGAACAAACATCTGACGGACACATGCAGGACTGGCAGAGTAAAGCAAAGGAGCGTGAAAACTTCTTAAGTGGCAGGACTGGAAAAGAAGAACGAGTAGAGGCCATACGTGAGACCCTCTATAAATTAGGAGAAAGACCATGACCGGTGATACAATGCGTGAGGCTATGGAGGCTGCATTTGATGAGGCTAATGATGAAGAAGAACAAGAAGAAACAGGGGGATCCCCAGCGGAGCCCGAGGAGCCCTTGGGGGCTGCCGAAACCGGCGAAGAAGAAACCGGGACCGAAGGGGCCGAAGCAGTTGTCGAAGACCAACCAGGACAAGAAGATGGCACAACAAACCTCGTTGAGGAACCGCTACCTATTGATGCCGCTCCCGCAGGGGATGCTCAGCCTCTTGGAGGAGATCCGACAGCGCCCGTTTCCTGGACCCCGGCGGCGAGAGAGCATTGGGCAGGAATCCCTCCAGAAGCCAAAGCTGAAATCGTTAAACGGGAAGGGGACATTGCACGAGGACTTCAGCAGGCTTCCGGGCATAAACGAGTCGCTGATGAATACTTCCGCACGGTCGCTCCTTTCCAACAGTATATTCAGGCAGCCAATTCCACCCCGGCGCAAGCCATAACTGAGCTTATGACGACGGCTTCGCAGTTGACAGCAGGCTCTCCAGCTAAGAAAGCTCAGGTAGTGCAAAATATCATAGCTGAGTATGGGGTTGATATTAGTATGCTGGATAATTTGCTGGCAGGAGAGCCAGTACCAGACGATCCTAATGCTCCATTACTCACTGCTATTGATGAGAGGTTGGCCCCGATTAATGACTTCATGGGGCAGGTACAGCATGGTCGCCAGGAGCAGGCTCAGGAAGTAAATGAAGAGGCAGCTACTGAGTTAGGGACTTTCCAAGAAAGCCATAATGAGTTTTACGATGACTTACGAGAAGATATGGCTGACCTCATGGAAATGGCTACTAACCGAGGCCGTACTATGAGTCTAGAGCAGGCTTATAATCACGCGGCTAATGCTCATCCTGAAATTGGACCTATTCTAAAACAGCGAACAGCGGCTGAGGCTGGTAAGTTAGATCCAGCGACAGCAGCAGCTAAGAGAGCCGCAGCATCTAGTATTCGCGGGTCTGCGAATAGCGGAGGAGGCCCACAGTCTGATCCCAATGATACTCGGGCTTTAATGACCGAGTTATGGGATGATGCAGCAGGTGATGTAGGTCACGGATAGCTTGCATTTCGTACCTTATATATGCTATCCTACACGGGAACTAGGAACTCCCAGCCTTAGTGCAGATTCCCCAAGTTGGCAGAAAATATTCTTTTCACATCAAGCCATGGAGGAATCATAAATGGCATTCCCCAATGTTAGTGATATCATTGCTACTACGATTGAGAGTCGTACACGCAAGATTGCTGACAACGTAACCGCGAACAACGCCCTGCTGAGTAAACTCAGCATGAAAGGTAAGATCAAACCCGCGAGCGGCGGTACAAAGATCTTCCAGGAGCTCAGCTTTGCTGAGAACTCTAATCAGGGCTGGTACAGTGGCTACGACCTTCTGCCTGTGGGTGTCTCGGACGTGCTCAGTGCTGCTGAGTACGATTGGAAACAGGCAGCGGTCCCCGTTGTCATCTCGGGCCTGGAGATGTTGCAAAACTCCGGCCGGGAGCGCATGATTGACCTTATGGAAGGTCGGTTGGGCGTAGCAGAATCAACCATTGCAAATCTCATCAGTGACGGTCTGTATTCAGACGGTACTGGCTCAGCGGGCAAGGAGATTACTGGCCTTGACGCAGCCGTCCCGGTTGACCCAACGACTGGAACTTACGGTGGCATTGACAGAGCCACCTTCACGTTTTGGCGTTCGCAGGTGAACAACACAACGATCACCGCAGCAAACGTTCAGCAAACGATGAACTCACTCTGGGCATCCCAGGTCCGTGGATCAGATCGTCCAGACTTACTCCTGATGGATAACCTCTTCTGGGAAATCTATGTTGCCAGCCTTCAGGCACAACAGCGATTCAATTCCCCCGATGTAGGCAACCTCGGGTTCCCAACCTTAAAGTTCATGGATGCAGATGTGGTCCTTGACGGTGGTATTGGCGGTTTCGTTCCGGCAAGCACAATGTTCTCGCTTAACTGCGACTACATTTTCTACCGTCCCCACACTGACCGGAACATGGTCCCGCTTTCCCCGAACCGTCGGTACAGCACGAACCAAGACGCAGAAGTGCAGATCTTGGCATGGGCTGGCAACCTGACGACTAGTGGTTCGCGGTATCAGGGTCGTATCAACGGCGCGTAAGGGCTAACGCTTCAGTCGCCCTTCGGGGCGGCTCTTTTTAAGGAGATTGAAGCATGTCAAATTTCCCACTCTCGGATATTGTGGTTCCTGCGAACCCCAACGTAGAGGGCGTAGGCTCTGGTATGGAGGGCGGAAGTTGTCAGGTGATGATCGGACTTGCTACGGATGTGATCAATCCTAAAGCCACCGATTTTCCTCGGATAACCCGGAATCCAGTCCAGATGCAATACCTCGGTTGGGGTGGGGATAGCGTTGAGCCCGGTCAGGAGACCGCAGATATTGTGGACGCCATTGCGGTGGACTACGAAACTGCGGACTTTGACGATACTCCGGTTGTGTTTGCCATAGCTGATCAGATTGCAGCTCCAGGCGTTGTCTTTGACACCGTCTCAGGCGCTGTGAACCTCGGCCTCGGTACTGCACAAGTCGGAGATTGGCTCGCTGGCGCAGTTCCAGTATAACGGATATGGGGGCTTCGGCCCCCTCTTCCTATGTTCTTCAATAACGGAACTCTACTCAGTAATGAAGGCGAAGTCCAGAACAATCTTGTTTCTGCGGGCTATGGACCTTTATCGACTGATGTGCGGATCAATGGCACTTTGCATGATGTTAACGGGCGTATGTACACGACCGTGGATGCGAATCAAGGTGCTACTGATGTGCTCATTAACGGTATAAGACATAGTAATGAGGGAGTTAGGTATCTCCAGCAAGGAGGGGTTTTCATATCGTGGCCTGAAGGCTTTAACGTCACAGTTGATGGGCGTCAAAGTGCTGTTGGTGGAGCAGCAGGAACAACTTTTATCCATGGGATTGCTGTCAATGGTGCTGGAGGTATATGTGTTTCAGACCTTCCGGGCGGTCCTGGTGTGAATAATTGGCAATTAGAAGGATCATTAGACTCTTGGGCCACTGAAAGTGGCGGAGTTTGGTTAACAGAGGCATAATTATGGCCGATCTTAAAATTTCAGCAGCGACCCCTAACCCAGCTCCAGCGGGTACTGACAATTTTGCAACGGATAAAGCCGGGGCTGATTTCAGAACCTCACTAGCTCAGGTCAATGCTTTCATTCTTGCTAATGCAGGGGATGTATTCAAAGTAGGCACTCCGGCTAATGATCAAATCGGTGTGTGGACTGGGGATGGAACTATTGAAGGGACCGCAGGGCTCAGATTTGATGGGTCGCAGCTAATCCTTCCCAACTACTCCCTCCCCAATCCTGACGGTACAGCAGGTCAAGTTCTAACTACTGACGGGGCTGGCGTCGTATCCTTTATAGATCAAGCTCGCGGTGGTGGGCTTCTTAGCGCCACTTATTTATTCGACACTGACACTACAGCCGCTGATCCCGGCCCTGGAAACGTCCGCTTTAATAACGCGACGCCAGCATCTGTCACAGCTATTTACATTGATGCTATTGATGAAAATGCTGTAGACGTTACTAATATCTTGTCACTGATTACTACAAACGATAGGATATACATTCAAACCAAAGAAGATGCATCTGAATTTCTGGTATTCAATGTGTCCGCGCCTATTACCGACAATACGGGCTGGTTCACCATTACTGGTACAGTTCAGGCGAGTGGTGGTCTCCCCGCTGATGGGGAGGAATCCCTAGTTGTTCTGCAAATTGGTGGAGCGGCTACTGGTGGAGGTGATGTATTTAAGGTCGGTACACCTGCGAATAACCAGCTCGGTATATGGACCGGTGATGGCACTATTGAAGGTGATGCCAATCTATTGTGGAATACGGCTAATCTTCAGGTTGCTTCAGCAGGTGGTCAGTTTGAGGGCGGAGTAACAACTTCAGCTGCTTTACGGAATGTAGCGACAACGATCTCAGTTCCAACCTTGATCCCCAACCGTCAGGCTCTTACTACAGGCATAGGGTCGGGGGCGATACGCAACCTCTCCGTTATCTGCGATGCTGATTGGGCGCAGACATGGCAGCACTCTACAGCAGCAGATAATTCAATCAGGCAGTTTGTTCGGATAACTTCTGGCATCACTGCTAATGTGACGCAGACGCAAGGTAATGGATTAATCAACGGGGGCAGATTCTCTGAAGTCACCACTGTAGCAAACGAAGACGATGTTATCACGCTACATAATCCTGCTGCTGGGTCGTTCTTAATCACCATCATAAACAGTGGTGCGAATCGCCTGCAAATTTTCCCGCCAGTAGGGGACACTATTCTAGGTAATGCCCTCAACGCATCGGTATTCCTTGACGTCAATAGGAGTATGACCTTTTACACGGTTGATGCGAGTAATTGGGCTATTATATCCGAGCCTGATGCTGCCCTAGCCTTCCCCTTGCTGGCTCCTAATGGTTCAGCGGCTGCTCCATCATACAGCTTCGCCAGTGATTCAAGTGAGGGAATGTATTATGATGGGCAGGTCAAGTGGGCTGCTCTTGGTACTGAAGTTATGCGGATGGATGACACTGGCCTCCTCGGTCCGTCAGGTGGTTCTCCAACGTGGTATCTTGTTAGTGACGAATTAGCTTCTAACACTAACCCGATCTATACCTTCAACAATAATAATGGGACTGGTATGGGAGGTGGTGGGGACGGCACAGTATCCCTCATTGCTGACCATATTGAGTATCTCAGGATTTCTGATGAAGGCGCGGCTTTTGTCCTTTCCGGTACTGATCCTGCGGCTGACGGTGGGCTTCTAAGTCTGCTTGCAGGTGCTTCAGGTGTCGGTGCAACAGGTGACGGCGGCGGTATCAATATCTTTGCAGGTGCATCAGTCGCAACGGCTGGTGACGGTGGTGATGTAGACGTCAAAGGTGGCGCGGGCTTCTTTACAGGTAAGGGTGGCGACATACACCATGAAGTTGGCTCAGGCGGAGCCGCTGGTCCTGGCACGAGCGGAAACTACTTTATCAATACCACGGTCGGCCTTACGGCTGATGGTGGCTTGCACGTTCCCATCCCCGGTCTCGTATCAATATATGGCCTCAGCCGTTCTGGTGCAGGTCCAGCAGGAAATCTAGAACTCTGGGCTGGCTATGCTTCGGGAGGGGGTGCTGGGTCAGATGGTGGTGATCTTCTACTCTTTGGTGGAGGCCAAGGAGGTGGAGCAGGCCTCGGCGGTAACGCTCACCTCTACGGTGGTGAGAGCGATGCTGATCCGGGTTTTGCAGAAGTTGAAGGAGGCACGGCAACTGTCGCTGGTCAAGGTGGAGGCGCGTTCCTTAAAGGTGGTCCTGGATTCGGTGGAAACTCCGGCGGTGGATCGGCTACTGTCCAAGGTGGCGTCGGTGTCGGTACTGGATTTGGTGGAAGCGCAGTCATTGTCGGTGGTAGTTCTGGTCCTGGCGCGACTGGTGGAGGCGGCAACGTAGACCTGAAGGGGGGCGTAGCAGGAAGTACGAACGGCGATGGCGGTGATATACTCCTTGAGGGTGGTGATGCTTCAGGTTCTGGTGAAACTGGTGCTATTATCATTAACCCCGCATCTCCCGGTGTTGCCACGGAATTTAGGTTCCGAGAAATAAATGCTGGTGCGAACTACGTAGGTTTCGTTGCAGCCGCTTCCCTCTCTGGTGACCAAATATGGACACTTCCGGTTGGGGATTCTACAAACACACAAGCACTCGTTTCTGATGGAGCAGGTGTCTTAAGTTGGGCAGACATACCTGTCGTAAATGATGTAGTACAAGCGCGACGTACTACAGTCTTAACTTTAACGACAGCATACGTTGACGTTACAATGGATGCTACAGATGTTGAAACTGATCCAGCGGTCATTGACCATGACGATATTACTACAGATGATATCAATGTGTCGGTGGCAGGTACATACGAAATTACGTACGATGTAGATGTGGAAACTGCGGAAACTTCAGGTAGCTTACTGATCACAATGGATGGTCGTATTCGTCTAAATAATGCTGGCACAGGGATAGCTGGGTCCGATGCTCGGTGTGGTTCATTCCGAGATACATCACTTGATGGTGAGCATTTCAACAACCACCTGAGCTGTACGTTCGTAGCTACTCTTGCAGTAGACGATTTTATAACTCTGCAATTACGGAAAACTGAATTAGCAGGAGCCGGCTCAGGGGTATTTGATTCAATTCGCCAAAGCGTCAAAGTTAGGAGACTCACATAATGGCTAAGGTAGTCGTAACACTCACGCAAGACTGGCGTAAGATTTCCGAACTGGCTGGCGGAGACCCAGACCTTATCATGTTTGACCCCGGCCCCAGCGAACTGGAATGCCCAGACGTACTTCAAGCCCCTCTTGACACGGCGCTCGCTGCCTATATCGCAGATCAAGCGAACATTGATGCGGCGACGGCAGCAGCTACCCGAGTACTTGCCGATGATGCAGAAAAAGGCAGATATGATGATCGGAAAATATACAGAGCACTGGTGGAGATATTGCTTGATGAGGTCAATACTCTACGCGCACTCCACTCTTTGCCTGATCGCACGATAGCACAGGCTCGTACAGCTATTCTGGCTAAGATTGATAGCCTATAATAAGGAGAAAGTAATGTTAGAAGCAGACTATGCAATAACCGAACAGGCGATGCTCGGTGAGGGCAATAACGCCCGATTTGCTGGCGACGATAAGTTATTCGTTGTGTTCTTTAATCACCCTCGCAAGGATGAAGAGGCAACACTGAAGGAAGGCCGCCCCCAATTCAAGGATGAAGCTTACGTTCGTATCATGGTTCCTGGTGACAAGGATAGTGTTATTATCCGCCCTGCCCGTGATATGGATAAGCAGCGGTTCGCTAAACAGTTCGCTGCGTTTGAAGCAGGCGAAGGCGAAATACATGACGGTACACCGTTGAAGGCGTGGCCGATGGTCACTCGCTCGCAAGTGGAAGAGATGAAGTTCTTTGGCATCTACACTGTGGAGCAGTTGGCTGATCTTGCCGACGTGCATGTGCAGAAATTCATGGGCTTAGGTAAGCTCAAGGAACAGGCTCAAGCCTTTATACAGGCATCACGGGAGGCGGCTCCTATGGTGCAGCTCAATGCAGCCATTGATGCTAAGGATAGCGAAATTGCCGCCCTCCAGCAAGCTGTTGAAGACTTGATGGAGAAAGTCACAGCGTTGGAGCAGCCAGCTAAGAAGCCTAAGAAGGATAAGTAGATGGCGATCAGCAGATACATTCCAGCAGCAGATATAATCAATCGTGCAGCAATTGAATGCGGCCTTGAACCTTCTGCTGATGTATTTGCTGACACTAATCCTTCCTTTGTACAGCTTCGTAATTTAATCACAACTTGTGGGCAGGATCTTGTTGAAGCATACCCGTGGGAAATACTTCGTAGAGAGCACCAAATTTTGACGACGGTTCCCCCGGATGATGGGGTCTATGACCTTCCATCAGACTTTGGCTACATGATCCCACAGACCGGTTGGGAACGTGCAGAAAATGTCCCTCTGGGGGGACCGTTGTCACCCCAGCAATGGGCTTACCTCATAGGTAGGGACTTGGTAAGTTTTACGATTTATGCCAGCTTCCGTATCATGGAGAATAAATTCCAAATTTTCCCACAGCCTCCCCCGGATGGGCTTGATATTAACTTTGAGTATATCAGTCGGGGGTGGGTGGAAGACCCCGGTGGCGGGACATTCTCTGATACTGTCACTAATAACGATGACACTATACTGTTCAAGCCTGTAATGGTTGTTCAGTATCTGCGGTTCAAGTTTCTTGATGCTAAGGGATTTAATTCAGCTTCGGCTGCTGCCGCATTTGCGAAAGCATTTGAAGATGCTACGGGCGGGAATAAGGGAGCTCCCATGCTGAATGCAGGTGCTCGTGCTGCTGGCATACACTACCTTGATTTCAGGAATATACCGAACACCAACTACGGCGGACCCTAATGTTCGGAGTAGCTGAACAACAACAGATTACGAAACCGGCCACGTTCCCCGCGCCGACGGCTGGGATTAACTCTATATCGAACCTCTATGGTATGGAACCCCGGGATAGTATCATAAGTATCAATATTGATGCTACGACTGTAGGCTTGAAAGTACGCCCCGGATACCAAGAGTATGCCAATGGGTTCCTCGGTGGGGGCATCCAAACTATCCTGCCCTATACAGGGAGTATGGATAATCGTACTAACGACAGACTGTTTGGCGCTAACAGTGATGGTATCTACGATATAAGCGCCAGTACGACTACACCTGTGAAGGTAGTAAACTGGTTGATAAAAGCTAGTCCCTCAGGTCGGTGTAGTTTTTCTCAATTTACCAATGATGGTGGCGCACACTTCATGCTGGTAGCAGATGAAGAAAATGGCCTTCAACTATATACTGAGTCAACTGACGCATGGTCGGTTCCTGCTATTGTAGGTCCGGCTGGAGGCGCAGCAGACATTGCCTTTGTCATGACTTGGAAAAACAGGATGTGGTACATTGAAAAGAACAGCACTTCAGCATGGTACAGTGACGTCGGAGTCTTTGGTGGAACTCTCACCGAGTTTAATTTTGGCTCTAGATTCCGTTATGGTGGCATTCTTGCAGTCCTTGCCGACTGGACACTTGACAGCGGCGAAGGCCCCGATGATTACCTCGTTGCGGTCAGCTCTGCGGGAGACGTTATTGTCTACGCTGGAACAGATCCAAGCAGC